AAGGCCGCCATGTCAAATCGTAGAAGCTGAACTCGTTGATCTGCGGGGTAGTGCCGCCATCACCTGCGTCAAGGTCAAAGCTGGCATTCCCACCGGGCGCATAATGGAATCCGCCAACACGGCGGCCATTAGCAGTAGGCGCTACAGTAAATGATGCATCCGCTTCCAGCGTACCGTCAGGGGCCACCCAGATCGCATAATCAGTGCCAGCGGATAGCGTAGGCATTGAGATGCTGGTGCCGGAGGCAATTTCCACAATACCTCCGTTGACTTCAATTGTCAGCGCGGTTTGGGTTTCAGCAGTGCCGTTGCCAGTTTTCGTCCATGCGACCTGTTGGGTATCGGCTTTGGCAAACAGGCCAGCCACAGAAAAATCTACATCAGCAACTTCATCAATCGCAGACTGCACGTTCGTCGCAGACAAACCTGACGTAGTATTGCTATAAGACACATCCGTAGCGTTATCGCCAGTAGCAAGATCGCCTAAGCCCAAGTTGCCACGGGACGCACTTGCCGACTGAACATCAGAAAGGTTGTTTTCCGCGAGCAACGCGCCTTCCAGACTAGCAAACGCCAAAAGCCACTGTGATCCATCCCAGATTTTCATGCTATCTACGGACGTATCAAAAAATAGCGCACCTACTTGCAGCGGATCGCCGTCGTTATCTAAAGAAGGCTCGTTAGATTTAGCGCCCAAATAACGCTCATCAAAATCATCGAAAGCGGCTTCGGCATTCTGCTCACTAGTGGCCGCTGCATTCGCACTGTCCTCAGCATTCTGTTCGCTGGTAGCAGCGTTCTGCTCGCTCGTAAGCGCTGCCGACGCGCTGTTGCTTGCGTTTTGTTCGCTCGTAGCTGCGTTTTGCTCGCTTGTTAGGGCCGCCGATGCGCTGTTAGCCGCTGCAGTCTCGCTGTCAGCTGCGTTCTGTTCACTGGTAGCGGCGTTTTGCTCACTAGTAGCGGCGTTTTGTTCGCTCGTTAAAGCAGCGCTGGCGCTGTTGGCTGCGTTCTGCTCACTGGCCGCAGCATTATCCTCGCTGGTCTGGGCGGCCGCCTCACTGTTGCCGGCTGCAATCTCGCTGTCTTCAGCCTTGGCTGCATAATGCAGAGCAGAAAACTTGCCAGTCTCAACCTCGCTGTCTTCAGGCTCCTCGGCCCACTGCTCGGCTTTATCGCGGGCGTTTTCGGCTTCTTGTACTGACGTGTCGATGGCTTGCTGGCCAGTCGTAAAATCAGCAGCCAAGTCCCACAGCCCGTTGCTCAGATCCGTGGCAAACACACCAGACGTGTGCTGCTCAGTAGCAACGTAGACATTGCCATCAGGGCCAAGCACCACGTCAAGTGCTAAGTAAAGTTCAGCAGTTCCCCACTCGCCCTTGTACTCGTTAACCACGCCATCCTGCACAATTGCAAGAATATTATCGAACTCAGCATTGAGCGCTGTGGCCGTAATAGACAAATCATCAAGGAAGATTGAGACACGATCTAAACTAGTGACCCGAGTAATCGTCAGATCAATGCTGCCGTCCCTGGGTGCATTGGGATAACGGACTGTGATGCCTGTTGCCGTGGCACTAGCACCAATGACTTCGTATTCCGAAGGCGGCAGCACACCACCGGGCACCAGCTCAACAACAACTTCGCCCGCAGTCCGTACAGAGAACGGAAAGAAAAACTCAGTAGGCCCGTCAAGGGTGTATGTTTGTTCAGTCGCCATTATTGCCGCTCCCGTTCCCAAGTTCTTTCGCGTCGCCGCATGTAATCTGGATCAAATTCCCACATCAAAGCCTGGAACGCTGGTTCGATTGCGGCTCCTTCGAGCCACCACAAATTAGGAATTGCTGTTTTGCCTAATTTTATCGCATTGCTGGCGGCTTCGTAGGGTTCGTCTGTAAAAGCAGCCTGCCCAATGTTACCAATTTGTCCGAATGCTGTAGTGATTGTATCAGCAACTGGGCCTAAAGAGGGAGACGCTCGCCAATCACCCATAATACTTCCGATTATAATCTCTCCCGGTGGGGTGAGCAATCCAGAACGTACCATTGAGCGCCAGTACAAATTCTCATTATCCCAAACATACCCAGGCTGCCCTCGAGCAACAGCGTAAAGCTGTTCAGCGGCTACCGCACCTACAAACAATCCCGTGTATGCAGCCAATGCGCCGGGCACGCCCATCTTCCATTGCCGAATAGTAGCTGAACGCACAAACTGAATCGGCCAAGACAAAAACGTGGTAGCCATGCCCGATATTTCTCGGTTGATTGTGCCTCGACGCCCAGACCGAAGAAACGCGCGAGTGGTGCTGTCAGGACGCAAGATGGTGTTCTCGGTTTCTCGCACCAAGAAAGCCCGCACGGACATCCGCAACTGTGTGTCCTCAATAGCATTAACCTTAATCGCGCCCGTTTGTGGATCAAGCACATCGTTGCCCAAAGCTGTCAGTTGGCTCCAGCGTTTTGGCCCAATCGCATTGTTGTTGAGCATTTGCTGAGTGCCAGCATCCAAATCGCTCCATGCAGAATCAAAATTCCTTGCCATTTCGCGTGACAAAGTAAGCGCTTGAATTCCGCGTTGCTGCTGTTCTACCCACTCAGTGCCTGCAAGCCGCATGCTTTGCATAGCAAATTTGCGGGAAAAGTCTTCAATGTTTGTGGCAGGCGATTCCAGCATTATCCTTGCATCAGAAGTCATCAGGTGAGAAACGTGCTCCTGAATACCCAAATCCTCGCGGATGGTCTGGCGGGTATAACTGTCAAACATCGAGCCGTAAGACTCAATCGTGGAAGCAAAGCCTTTGCCCCAGCCTAGCGACCGCGCGTTTCGCAACGGTGCTAATAAAGAGTCCTGAGACACTTGTGCCAAAGCCACAGATCCTAGCAACAGCCCCGAAGCAAAGTTTTTGCCGGAAGAAAATGCAGCAGCAGTGTTTGGGTTTTGAATAAAATCGTTGCGCCCCGCTGCAACTTCGTAACGGTCAATTACGTTTTGTGGCTGAAACCGGATAGTAGGATCTGTTTGCGCTGCAGTACGCCCTACTTCGCGAGCAATAAAATCTAAAGTAGTTTTAGAATCAGGCCCGAGTACTTGGGCTTCAGCGATAGCACCTGATAGCTGACGCACGTAATTATTCATCGCATGCACAATGTCACCGTCGCCAAACTTGGTCATGTACTCAACCCGCGCTTCCGGTGTTTTAAAAAACACTTCGCGGCTTAATGACAGCACATGATCTTCCGGCGGAGTTGGGTCGATTATGCTGTTGGTAATAAACTCAACTGACTCCTCAACATCTGGATGGTACTCAGGATCAAGGTTTTGTCGAAGAAAAGATTTAAACTCCGGCACGCGCTTAAGAACTTTGCCTTGCATCGGTGAGCCCGGTGACCAAAACTCTAGCTCATCCACGTATACGCCAAGCTCGCGCAACTCTTGCAAGTACGGACGCAAGGTTTCTTTTAATTGTTTGGCGTCATTAACAATGTTTACGTCGCCTGGATCGCCGCCTTCCATAGCTAAACGAAGCAAGTCTCCATCTTTTGTAGAGGCTAGGCGCCCACGCTTGTAATATTTGTCGTGCAAGATAGGCCGAATTCTAGTCATTAGGTCAGCTTCAAAACTTTTCCGTAAGCCAACTAGACTTAAAGGGCGATCAGCGCGCGCTATATTATCCGCACCATATTCAATCATGTCATTAAGCGCACGAATGGCACGCTCAGGTGATTCTCTAGCCAACTCTACTAGCGACGATACTGCCTCTGCACGTTTTTCTTCAGAAACTACCCGCCCGATAGTTTTACGAAACTGCTTTTTGCGAGCTTGACGAGAATACTGAATCGCCATGCGCTTTTTGCGAGCATTGCTAAGGTCTTGCCGTTTGGCTAATTTTTCTAGTGCTTCCACGTAGGGCTTTAGCTCTGGGCTGTCTTTTATCCCAGCTTCGTCCCAGACTTTAATGGCTTCGCGGATGCAATCAGCTGCGCTCATAATGGGCAGTCCTCTAAAATCTGTTCATGCCTAGCTTGTATGTCTAGTGCCTCATCATACCCGCGTTGTCCTTTTAGGGCACGCATGCCAGCATCAGTCTCAATAGTGTCTTCTATTGTTTCTTTGGCTTTAGCATAGTCATTAACATCTTCGGTACGTACCGCGCGCACTGCGTCGTCAGAAATAGGCCGACGGGTTTGAAATGCTTCCAAAAACTCTGCAACAAATTCTGCTGGCAAAGGCTGATCCGTTTTGGCAACCTCGCTAGCTAATTCACGCAGCGCTTGCCGTGTGTTAATACGGCGATTCATAGGATCTGCAGCTTGCTCAAGCCCCGCCCTGCGCTGCAGCCGTCGCCGTGTAGTGTTACGCAACTCGTCTAATTTTAGCTGTTCAGCATCAACCCGGTCTTGGGCCTTTGCAACTTTTGCTTGCGTTAACCGAGCTTGCTCCGCATCGGGAGCCTTTTTGACTGCAGCTTTTAGGTTCTGAAGTGTTGCTTGTTCCTGTTCGACAAGCTCGCGCTGGTTGCGCACTCGAGCGTTGCTATCTACCTGCTCGTCAATTTCAGACAGCATGCGTTTTTGCGTAGCGCTACTGGTAGAGCGGCCACTAAGGCCGTTACGCTCGGCACGAGCTGTGCTAAGCGCTTTGTTTTCTTCTCTAAGCTTACGACTTGCTGCGCGCCTAGCAGCGCGGTCATCACCAGCCTCAAGCAATGTTTTCTCGGCCCGCTTGACTCTACGCTCAGCGTTTTTTACTTGCTTGCCCAGCGATTCGATTCTGCTGTTAAGGGCGTCTGGCGTATCGCCAACAGGCGTTCTCTCCGCCTCATCAAGCTGGCGCATGGCACGCTGCATTCCGAGAGTAATATCCTGCCGGCGCGTAATGCCTGTTCGTGCAAAAGCTTCACGCAAGTTATCGGCAATATCATCAGATATTTTGTTAGCAACTAAGGCTTCGTCTAGCTTTTGGAAAAAAGTTTCGGTCGTATCTTCAGGCGTCAAACCCAGCGTATCGGTCAGTTCTTTTTGTAAACCGCTTGGCACCTGCGTCTCATCTGGGGAACTATCTGCAGATTTAGGCGGCGACTCTACACCAGTTTCTTGTGCCCGAACGCGAGCAGCCGCACGCCGCCCTTGGATAGCACCGATGCCAGCGCCAAACGCCAAAGGCGCACCAAAAGCCAAAGACGCTTCTAATGGGTCAACTTCGCCGTAAGCGGCTTGCTGAGCCAATAAGTTAGTGCCGCCAACCATCGCTGACGCCGGCAATTCACGTGCCGCTCCTGACAAAGCACTAGGCGTCGAGCTACCAGTGCGAGTGCCAGTGTATTCCGCGGCTGTGTCAAACGCAGAATTTGCGCGCCGTGCGCTTTGTGTGCCTGCTCGGCCTGCGGCTTTTGCAATGGTTGCAGCCCGCAACGGAGGAACAGCAAAACCAATAGCACCTTCAGGTGATACAAACCAAGGCACAGTCCCGCCTAAAAATCCACCAATAACACTACGTACGTTGCTGTCAAACTGGGTAGCACGTTGTTCTCTATCAAACCGATCAATTAGCCGGCGCGCTTGGCCTACAGTAACTGTTTCAGCTGGCGCAGCTATATTTCTACTGCCTGCCATGTTCTGAAAAGTTTCTACATCAACCGTTTCTTCTTCGTCGGAGAAAACATCACCAATGCCTTTCCAGTGATCCAGCACCGTAGCGCCTTGGTTGGAAAAGGAACGCGCAACTGACGAAAAGAATCCGGTTTCGCGGCTGCCTGGTGCCCATTCCCCTTGCGCATCTTGGTTTAAAAACATCAACTCCATGCGGAGCCGGTGTTCGCTAGGTTTTGGCAAACGGCGTGCCATACTTACATGCCCCTTCCTGTCATGTTACGTGGCCCACGGAACTCGCTTGGGTTTGGCAAACGGCCTCTAAACGCTTTAGGTACGTACTGAAAGTCTTCAGATTCATAAAAAGACATTCCGTTACGGACAAAGTTTTTCATTGTCGAAGGTGCCGAATCAAGCCAGTCGTCTCCAAACGCGTCAACTAATTCTTCAACAGCGCTGCGGCTTGTCCAGTACGCGGCTAACAGTTTTCTCGGATCATCGCCCAGCACGTTTTTGGTCTGGTTGATCCAGTCAGCTTGCTCACTAAATCCAGCTTCGCCACCCTCAATGCCGCGCTCAAAAACAAAAATATTAGGTAGCGCATCCAACGTCGGCAAAGGTTGTCCGCCAAAACGAGAAGCATCCTGCTCAGTCATAACTTCAGCGCTGCGATTTGCTTTCTGCTCCGGCGTAAGTTTGTCACTAGCAGCAACGATAGCGCGAAGTAAAGGTTCTTCTACACCGCTGGCTTGCGAAATGCTGGAAATGCGCTGGTTGATATCCGCCAGCGTGGCTTGGTTTGCACGGCTGGGATCTGACTCATTGAGGGTCTGTGTCCATTGCGGATTTGCTCTTTCGCGAGCTGCCGCATCGCGCATCTGTGCAGCTTCAAGTCTAGCGCTATCGCGCTGGTCTGCTACTTCGTCAAAAGTCCAAACCGCGTCGCCATCGGGAGACATCAACCGAGTGTTGTAACCCAAGTTAGCAAACACCTCAATGCCACCCTCTGCAGTAGGCCGCATAATTACGCCTTCAGTAGATTTACCTTGGGCCTCAAGTTCTTCTGCAATGTTGTCACCCAAACGCTGAGCACGCGTGCGAGCCGCTTCTGCTCCTTCGCCAGGCAAAGCAAAATCCATAGCTGGGTAACTTCTGCCCGCAACTTCAACTAACTCTAGCCCACTTTGAAACTCACGCACAACTTGCTTTGCTGTTTCGCGGAAATCAGGATCTACGTCTTCGCTGCGGTCAACTCGGCCTGCAGCAATTAAAGCCATGCCATGCTGTAAGCGCCCACGAATAGCTGGGTCACCGTACGACAGAGCACTAACAATATCAGTAACGCCTTCGGCATTTTCAAATGCTTGAGCAAATTGTTTTTGCTGGTCTGAAGTCAAAACGCCCGTCGAGTTTGCAACCTGCTCAGCAAGATCTAACAAGCCGTTTTGTTTAAGCTTGATCGTTGTAATCGCTGCTGCGCTAACATCACTAGGCAAACCTTCTGCGCGCACTAGCGTTTCGATTAAATCATTGCCACCAAACTGCGTGTTTTGCAGTAATTGATCTATGGTAGGACTTAGTTCTCCACGGCTAACAGCATCAGGCAAAATACTTTCGATCTGCCCTGTTGAATAAGTGGGCACGTCTGCAGGATCTAAGCCTGTAATCCTAGCCACATCAGCGATTGGCTGAGTAGGAAACAAATCCCGCAAAGCCTGCGGATCATCCTGAGCAGCTCGAATTTCCTGAATCCGTTCATCCGCGTACTTTGCAACTTGGTCTCGGTACTGTGGGCTTAAGTTTGGATTGTTAACCAAACGATCCCGGTCTTCTTCAAGCGTATCAATATCACTAGAGTTTAAGTCATCCCGAACCCAAATTTTAGCCGCATGATCCGCTAAAATGTTATTAGCTGTAGCTCGTACTTCAGGATCGCTTGTAGATACAGCAACATCCCGCAAACTTTGCAGAGATCCTGCAACACTTTGATCTGGCTGGCCACCAGCTAAAAGAATGCTAGATTCAGTTTTGGCGTTGTTTACCAGCACCTCAGCTGTTCCGGCTGTACCAGACTTCACGCGATTCATATCCACGCGAATTTCGTCAGCCAAAGCTCTTGCGTTGTCCAATGCCATTGTGACACCAACGCCACGATTTAGGTCATCAATGTAACCTTCAACAACCGCGAAATCGCCGTTTTCAAACGCATCCTGTACATCGCCGCGAATGCTACTAAAGTAAAGAGTGTCATCGACTGCGGCTAAGCTTTCTTCGTATTCAACTTCATTGATAAGGCCCAAATCTAAATCTCGGGCAAGCTGAGAATACAAATCCCCAGTGCGCTCAGCAATCAAAAGTTCACGGTCAGCACCAGGCTCTAGCAACTCTTGCGTAGCTTGAGTAAGCGTTTGCTGAAAATTAAGCTTGGCTTGATCTTTGTTTTGCTGAATTTCGTTTTGAAAAGCAACTTCCGATAAACGTGAAAACCCATTAGCGGTCTGCTTATCAAGCGTGCTTTTCGCAATCTGATGTATTTCAACGCTTTGTTCTTGCAGACCATTAAGAGTTTCATCCACATAGGCTTGCCGCGCAGACGCATAACCTTGAGGGTTGTTGTAGTATTGCTGACGAAGCTCGTTGTCTACACGGGTGCTGTCAAGTTCCAAATTCTGCACAAAGACTTCAGCAGCCGCTGAGTTAAACGCATCCTGATACTGCTGATCCCATTCTGCATTAGGTTCGGCTAATCCTTCAGCGCCCATTTCTCCCTGAGCTTCTATGGCTAATTCCTGCGCACGTTTTTGTGCGGCAAGTTGCCGTTTACGAGAAGCTTCTTGCGCCCAACTGTTTAACGTTTGCTGGATGCCGTTAAAATCGGTAGCCGGGATACCCGGCGCCGCTGGTGCTCCGCCAGTCTGGAAAGACACAAGCGATCCACTTAGCGGAGTCTCGGTGTATTCTCTACGAGCCATTTAGCTTCCCTCTGGCTTGTTCTGAAATAAATCAGAATTGCTGCTAGCTACGCTTAAAAGATTACTGGCAAGGTTTACGTTTGATTGACGTACTCTAGCTTGAGCAGTCCTTGATGCATCTGAAATACCCAAACGAAGATTTTCCATTTCGGCGCGCTGGCGCTCCTCGCTAGCTAAAAGCTGCAATCTTGTTTGCTGATCCGCTAAGGCTCGGTCTTTACTGAACGCTGCCTGTGATCGGGCTTCAGTCAATCTTTGAGTCCGACCGCCTACAACTCCAGACGAAGCAAAAGAAGCGCGCTGCGTTCCAATGGTCTGAGCAAGTTCTTGTCTGCGTGCACGGCTTTGTGAGCGCGCTGCGTTTTGGATCTGAAACCGTTCGAGCGGCCCAGCGAAAGCAGCACGACCCGCAGTAATCCCCTGACGCTGAATATCAGCAACCATTTGTGCTTCAGCAGCTCGCGCAGATTCGCGTGCCTGAAGCAAACTTGTGCCAACTTGGGCTGCAGCTAACATCCATTGAAACGCCATCAGACTTGTACCTCGCGTGATACTGACCGGAGCTTAGCACGGTACAGCCCGGTAGCTGTAATCTCTGTACGCGGCTGTTCTTCCCATCCAAAAAACCGCCGCTCGTATGTGCCCTGCCGTTTTGCAAATCCGGTCACATTATTTACCGCTAGTGTACCAAACAACGGCTCATCATTGACTGAGAGTTCGTATGCTTCTTCGACGCCGATGAGTACACGTACAAGCCGTTGCTTGCGATTAAGTGTTCCCCCACGGCTGCCCGATCCAGTAACCACCACAGGGAGCATATCAAGCCTAGAGGCATACGTTATGCCAATTACTACCTCGCCATTGAAATCAGTGTTGTTTATATCAAGTTCAGTATCGGTATCAAAAAAGCCCAAAAACCGGGAGCCGTCAAGAACAGCAACCGTAGAGTTTTTGTGGATGTCACTAACAGTAACTACGCCGTTAGTTAGCGTGTAGGTCTGCGGTAGATCCATAACGTAAAACTCTGGGCTGTCAATGTCTAGCACCGTTAACACATACGTTTCATCAAGTGGGCATTTGATTAGCGCAAAAAAGTCATCCGGCGAAGTAGCAATCGCCCGTGGCTCATAGCCCTCAGAAAAAGAAATCCGGCTCCAAGCAATCACATTTTCGGTTTCAGCATAGGTGCAGGTTCGCACTTCCAGTTCGTCGGTGATGACAAAGATCCGTGGTGCCCGGTCGCTCTGTGTGCCAGGGCGGAACACCATATCTTTTACCCGGTTAACCAACAGGTGCGGCGCCAGCAAACTAATGTCGTTGCCCACAAAGCCAGCGCGTGTGTCGTTAAACGCAACACCTTGTACACGGGTACGGCCTCGGTTAACAAAGACCGTAGTGGCGTTTGTAGAAAATGGTTGCAGTGAAGTGCCGCCGTTATTACTAACTCGGTAAAACGAGAACGACGTTGGCGTCAGCGGAGCATCAGCAATCGTATCAATAATGTACTCAGCCTGCTCACCACCTAGCAGCACCTTGGCGCCGGAATCAACCCAACGGAATGATTCAGCACCCTCGGTAAACAGCTCAAGTTCAATCGGCGCATCGTCATAGGTGCTACCAGGAATAATTGTGAACGGGTCATTGGACTTACTTGCCCACATGCCCACTGGCTTTAGGCGGCTTGAGAAAAGCATCAGCCGGCCTTTGTAAAACGTGCACAGCCGAGGCCAGTCAGCATCAAAGTAATCTGACTCTTTTTGAATTCGCTCGCCTGCTACACCAACGCCGGTGTAAGTTTCGACACTAAACAACTTTGTCTGGCTGTTAATGCTGTCAACTGTGTACGGTTCGCCACGGAAATAAAACGTATCGCCTGGCGATAGCTGGTCTTCAAAAAGCGTATCAAGTCCGTCCCATTCTTTTTTACCGCTGCCTACTTCAACTGTGCCAATTAATTCTTCAAAAAACTGCACTAGTTCAAGGTTGGCGGTATTGCTAGTATCAACAAACACGCGGTACACCGGAAATAATGGTGAAGTAATAAACACAGCGGGGCCAACCTGCGCAATGCAAACATTACGTGCTAGGTTAACTAAAAACTCATCAGGCACATTGCCGTCGAACGAGTCCGGCGGCAGGTTTTTACCAGCGTTTGTTAGCGCCGTTGCTAGATCCGTCGAAACATTTGAGTAGTAGACAAGGTACTCGTCTTCAAACTGCGTGGTTAGCGAGTTGTCATCTTCGTAGCTGTAACAAGACAGCGTGACAGTCTGGTAGCCGTCCTCGCACACTCGCCGAAACAGCAGCAAAAACGTCGTGCCGCGGAACGCAAACGTGCGCATGTGAAACTCGCCACAATCTGACCCTGCAGGGACTTCAGGCGGCCGAGGTTGCACAATGAACGGTGCGGTTTTACCCGTTGCCTTAAAAGCAGGGCGCCGATCTAGTGCACCGGTGACATCAGGAAACCAGTTGTCGATCAGCTTACTAGCTGCCCGGTAGAAATCCACGTCGAATCGGTCAAACAGTGACGACTCGACTTCGCCGCGGGTAAACCCGGTTGTGTGCGAAAATACCGTCATCCCTGGGCCAGCGGGTTGTTAGTGCGCTGCGTGTAAATGCGCATCAGGTTAAACACATGTGGCGGCGTCTGCAGCGAATCAATGCTACGCGCCATCCGACGCTGCTGGTCAGCTAAGGTAAACATTAACTCCGCACGAGACGTCTGCTCGGTCAATGTAATAGCCACGGCCGCGGCAAACTGGAACGAGATTAGCTTGGCAAAGTACGACGGCCACGCAGACTCCGGTACGCGGGCAACGTAGACCACCTGCGCTTCGTTGTCGTTGCTGTACATCTGGTCGCCCGCCAGCTGGTAAAAGTAATAACTACGCAATCCAAGGACGCGCAAATAATCTACTGGCAGCTGGTAGACGTACTCAAAGTCGCTCGCCCGCAACTCCTCACTTTCGAGGCTAAGCTTAGGCAAACGCTTCTCGCGATAGGCAAACGACCACGGGTGCTCTGACAATGCAGCATCTGAGATCGTCGTGTAAATAGAATCCGCAGCTAATGCTTGCGCACTCTGATCCGAGAGGGAAGCTAGAGGGGGAACCCCTAGCCGCACAAGCCCGTCATTTATGACTTCGAGCCTACTGGCCATTGGGATTCCCCCTTAGCGTTTAAGCAGCGGGTACAGTTGCTACCGTAACCACTCCGTCCGAAATGGCGCTAACTCCAACGAAGCCGGCCCCGTCTACATCATAGACAAGATCGCCAACGCTAAGCTCAGCAGCTGCGTCGTCAAAGTAACCCGAAGAAGTCACGGTGTCACCGTCAGTATTCGAGTAGTACCAAAACGCGTTGCCGCCGTTAGCACCTGTGTAAGCCATCTGGCTTAGTTCGTCTTTATTAAAGGCCATCAGTTAGTCCTCCTTAGTTTTCTTCGAGCTTGATAACGCCAGGCTCGTCGATGATGGTGGCCCCCATGCTCATGTAGGAGTTCACAAGGAACGCGACCTTTTGAGCAATGTAGTTAACCTCGGTCGTGACTTCCTGGCTAATGCCGTGACCCACAGACTGGCTGTGGAAGAAGAAGCCCTTGACCCCATCAGGAAGACCCGTGTGCATGATCCAGCGATAGCCCATCCACATAGCCGGCTCACGAGCATTCATAAGCAGCTGGGTGGTTGTAAAATCAGTGCTGGTGGCCTCACTAAGCTGCAGCAGCTCAGCATGCGTCTCGGGATTGACCACGCAGTAACGCATGCTGTCCATTGGGACATCCGCAGCATTGTGAATCCGTGAAAGACCCGCGATCACTGGTAGCGTCAGCTTGCCACTTGCCGAACCATCAAGTGAGTTCGGATCGGTGGTGTTAGTCGAAGCATCCATGGCATCAATCAAAATCTGATCGGTCTGACGACCCAAAGCATTGCCGGAAGCCCGTGCATACTCTGAAGCCAGTGACCAGTTCAGTTTGGCCTGATCTAGCTCGTCGATGTACTCAGGAGCATAAAAATCAGACATTTCAGCAAATGCCCGAGTGTGCTCGAGATCCATCGGCGTAACGTCAGCATGACGCGCTTTGCTGGTAGCAGAGCCTTTGCCAAGGATAGGGAAGTAAACGCGCTCGGCGTTAACCTGGGTACGCGTACGAACCGCGCCACGCAGCAGCGAACCTTCACGCTGATAAACCTGCTTGACCTCGGCCTCGTACTGCTCAATAAAAGAGACAGGTACAGTTGTAGACATTTCAGTTCTCCATACACAGAAAGATAAAAGTTTATTACCTTGTGCCTGCGCCGGGTGAGCCAATACGGGGCCAGCTTCAGCATCAGTTAGGACTATCCGGGGCCGCTACGCGGGTAAACCTTCAGCATCCTCTAGGGACTGAGCATAAGCCCAGTCCCTTTTCCTGTCAAGAATTATGCCAATCGTTACTTCTTTTTGGCAGTTTTTGCAGATTCACGGAACGCTTTGTCAGTAGGCGCACCTTTGGAACCCGGCGAGCGCATGCGCTCACCAGACCCTGCTTCAATGCGTTTACGCTTAGCGTGAATGTTTGCGTACAGTCCTGTTTTAGGCATTTCTAAATCCTCTAGTCAAAGGCACGAGAAAACTGCTGGCGCACATATTCACGGTAATCTTCGTCACCATTCCAGTAACGATCATCGTTCATCAGATCATTCAGCTGTTGCTTGTCCATGCGTTGGTTTGAATTATCACCAACAACACGATGTGACGCCGCGCCCTGCTCCATCAAGTTTGCCAATGTGGCAACCCCCTGGGCAGTACGAGACAGCTCAGTAACCGCCGCTTCCGGCATGTTCTGCTGTGCCCAAGATTTAACCTTAGCTAGCTGCTGAGTAAATTCATTGCTATCAGCACCAAGGTTCCACTCCTGCGCCAGCCGTTGCTTTTCTATGTCAGCCTTAGCCTCAATAATGTCAGGCATCACGCTGTCGTAGAAATACTCCGTTAACTTTTGCGCTTGCTCGTTGGTTAAACCGGCGTCTTTAAATACGCTGACATCGTTCTCAGTTAACTCGACAGTTTCAGGATTCTCAGAATCACCAACCTTAATGTCGTAGCTTTCCGGCGGTTCACTTTTCTCGCGGATCTTAGCGCCCATTTCATTGTACGCTTTGACCAGATCCTCAGGCGTTTTAAATTTCTCCGGCAGCCATTCAGGCCGGGCGTCAGGATTTTCCGGCGTATCGACCAGATCCTCTTGCTGCTCAGGCTCTGCAGCCTCGACGCCATCAAGCAAAGTCTCAGGCTGCTTAGGTGCTTCCGTAGTTTCGGGTTGTGTATTCTCAGCCACTGTGGACTCGGGGGCTCCCTCCTCGGGAACTTGTGCCTCATCATCCATCATACTTCTCCTGCTAGTTTAAGAATCTGCAGCGCCATCGACCGCTGACCTTCATAGAAAGCCACGTCTCCGGGAGCTGCGTTGGGGGAATAGCTCACAGCGTGAGCTTTGGTTAAAAGATATTCACGTAGGGGTTTTTGCTTATCACCAGAAACTGCAGTACGGGATGCTGTACGCAACGCCCGTATGCTTTCTTCTTGTTTCTCATGGTGTGTCTGTTTTTCTTCTTTGGCGTTAGCGCCCTCTAATTCATTCCATCCCATCGGCAGCTCCCATTTGCTGTTCTTCTTGGGCCTGTACTTGTGCAGCCTGCTGCTGCAACTGGGTAATCTCCTGTTGCGTACGCAACACCTGCGGCGAAATGTGCTTGATCTCAGCAAGCTTGCCAAGCGCCTTATGCACATCAATGATCAGTCCCGCCTTGGGATCAACCTGACCAAACGACACAGCGGTCTGCGTAAACTCAAGCAAGTTCTGCTCGTCCACCGCCTGCTGGGCCTGTGCTAGCTGGCTGACAAACTCAAGCTGCAAGCCCTCGTCGTTCAGATCCAATTCCTCAGGGGCTAGATCAAGCTCAGCCATAAAGCTGTACACAGCGCGGATAATTGGGAACAGCATCTCCTGCTGCATGCGAGAAATAGTCGCGCCCATGTCCTGAGCAATAATGCGTGTGCGTGCCTGCACTTCCGTGGCCGTCATCGGCGTGCGATCTAACGGCCCGTAGTTATCAGCCATGAATGTGCCAAGGATGCTGTTACGCAAATCCTCAATCGTAAACAACGACACATCAAAATTACCTGTCGCAGGCAGCTCAGCAATCGTTGGGTTCTGCCGGTCGTTACTGCCAACAGGCATAAACGTGCCAGGCTCAAACGTCAGTGTGTACGGATTGACTACACCGTCATCTACCACAGTGTAAATACCAGCGACCGCTTTGGCCGCGTTCTTCAGCTGTAGCTCTTTGATCTTGTTAAGCGCGCGAACATCGGACAACGCGCGTAACCCCGGCCCGCGGCCGTACACACTGCCTGGCACTTTGCTCCAACGCGACACAAAAAACACAGGGTTCTTGGTTGTCTTTTCTTCAAGCTTAGCGCCGGTGCCTTTATGGATAACAGCGTAATACCATAGCCCTGACGCCGTTTCATCGTTCAACGCAATGATGTCTTGGTCAGGCTTGCCCTGCTTTTCGCCAGAAATATCACGAAGTTCTTTAGGCACTTTGTTGCCATAAGCTTTGATCATCTGTTTGATGCTAAGTTTAAACTTACGTGCGACACTGACAATGTTGCCGCCATCATCCTCGTCAATAGCCAGCTCGCCCAGCGGGACACACTTAAAGCGCAGACGCTGATTGTCTTTGTCTGGCTTCATCATAATCGCGCCGGTGCCGCCAACAATGCGATCCAAGATCGCTGGCTGCATTTCTTGATAGAAGTTTGAGCGTGAAAGCAACGAGAACATATTGTCTTCAATCACCTGCAGGGCAGGGCGCAACGCTTCACGATCCTCAATGCTAGGCACACCAGATCCCGGCGAGACGCGGAACCAGCGCTGCCACGGTGGCACAAGACCAGAGACAATGAGATTAGTCAGACGTTCAGCGGAATCAATCGCTGTTGAGTCAAACACCTCATCCTGAATCTCATTCGGCGTGCGTTTGTCACGGGTGTAAATCAGTGCGCGCTCGGGCGCAATGTACTTGTAAGCTGTCTCCCACAGAGATTCATACTCCGTGCGGCGACTAAACATTCCTTCCACTCGGGAAGTAGCTTCACGCGCATCCATAAATTACCCCAGTGTGCTGCGGCTGCCGGCGCCAGAGCCAGCTTGGCTTGACCCAAGAACAGAAAACAATGACTCCGAAGGTTCTAAGCTAGCGCGCAGCTGACGCCGCCGACGCTGATCTTGTCGTTCTTCTTCCTGCCTTTCTTGCGCTACCGTAGCTTGCGCTCTTTCTTCTTGACGTTGCACCTGCTGTTGGGCTCGCTGCTGCGCTTGTTGTGCCGCGCGCTCTTGTGATTTACGAGCGCTACGCGCTTGGCTAGCAGTAAACAAAGTACCGCCCACTACCGCCGCTGTTATAGGATCTGCCATGATTTATCTCCAAAATTCCAATTGGTACGTATCTACGGGTTCTCCATAGCATCTTGCAATAATTGGCGAGATACTTTCGACCCATTCCATACCGTACAGTTTATATGCGAAATAATAGAAAAGGTCAAAAAATCCTGCGCGGTACACGTAAGCAACCGCTTTATTCTGCGGTGTAGCATCCTCATCTTGTTCGATCATATTAGACGCTCGCCATTTAGCATACTGTACTCTCGCTACAGCGATTGCTCCAGGATCCCATAACCAAGAACTACTTAACTCAAACATTGCGCCAGCAAACGCAGCGTTTATGCGATCCACACTTACCGAGTCACCGTCTACTATATCATCCCAAGCATGAATGACATTAAGCAGCTCTACGCTAAGGCGAATGGCTTCAGCGTCACCTTGGTAGATAAAATCAAATAAGTGCTCAAAGCTTTCCGCAAACTCTGGCTTCATCGATGCTTCTAGCCTACTTTCCATGCGTTGTATCCTTTGGGTTTAAACGGTTTGCTGTGCTGCTTACTGCCCCACCGCCGGCCTGCTTTGCCGGCCAGCTGCGGCCCCTCATAAACGACGAGCCCATGTTGTAGTGCGTCATGTACGTGCGACTCAAATGTTTTATCCGGCACATCGCGAGGCTCGCCACTCTTGTCATGGGTTGTGTATTTGTACCCGCCCATAAAGCCCTCAAGCAACGTCGTGCACTCTGCATTGATCAGCATGCCTGGCCTTCCCCCGACCATACGATTGAGAGGACGCCGAACGGCACCCAACCGCGTGTCAAGATCGCTTGGCCCAGCTCGGGGCGTGAACCCCTCCTTGCGCAAAATCTCAAACGGAGTTGTCGCGCTAACTTGGTTGCGCTGGTTACCGGCCGGGTCACACCACATGTCGTAGCTGTTGCACTCAGGAAACCGCGTACGCAGGTACTGCTTT